TAAAGAATAAATCTCCTAAAGATTTATTATCTAATAATGATATATCTTCATCAGTAAGAGAATCTCCATCAGTAAGAGGTTTGTATTCAATTTTCAACCACTCTTTAAACTTAGGATGTAATATAGGATATTCTTGCCATTTAACTCCTAATTCGTCCACAAAGTCTACTCTAGAATTAGTATCATTTTCATTTATCTTCTTACGTCTCATATAGTAAGGAGAGAATAATGGTTCCATTCCTGAAGTAGTTTGAGTCATAAGACTTACAGTTCCAGTAGGAGCTACTGTGGACCAGGATACATTCCTTCTTCCATATTTTATCATTCTCTCTACTTCCTCAGGAAACTCTTCCAAAAGCATTTGGAAAAAATCATTTTCTCCTGTTCTCTTAAACCCTTCACATAGATATTCACTATCTCTATCCCAATTTGTAAAAGGACCTTCTAATAGAGCAAGATCTATAGTGCACTTAAGTTCTCCAGACATCTTAGTCTTCATAATCTCTGCAATAGTATCTTCAGATTCCATAGAATATGGTTTTCCAAGAGCTGCAAGAGTATCTCCTAAAGCTGTAAACCCAGAGCCTGTTCTACGAGCTTTTAGGCATACATCCTTTATCTTCTTCCAGAGTTCTAATTCTATTTTTTTGATACTATCGTCTTCAGGATCTGATTCTACCTTACGAATAATCCTTTCTATTGCTTTTGCTTCAAGATCTACTAGAACATCCGCGAGCAACTGTTGAAAGAAAGCATCTTCCTCAAATGCTTCAAAATCAAACTTACTGTCTTTAGAGAAAGGATCAAGTACATAAGAGTACATATTTAAGCAAATAAGTCTACAAGCATCGTAAGCTGACATGCCTATTTCTCCGCAAGGGTTTGTAGTTACCATTCTATATTCATAATATACTCCATCAGGAGAATAATTATGGTGTCTATCTACAAACATTTGCCCAGGTTCTGCATGAGCATGAGCATTCTTAACAATTAAGTCATAAATTTCTTTAGCTCTTACTTTTTTAAAGTAACCAGTTTCATCTCCATTTGTGACTTCAGTATAGTTAAGAGGATATAAGACATCATATTCAATATTATCAGAATTCTCTACAAAATAAGAAGGATCAAATCCCTCTACAGGCCACTGTAATATAAAGTCTTCATCTCTCTCTACTTTCCGCATAAAATTATCTGTAAGTTGTACAGATATATTAGCTCCAGTTACAGATACTTGATCAATCTTTAAGTTAATAAATTCCTTAATATCAGGATGCATTACAAGCATAGTAAGCATTAAAGCCCCTCTTCTGCCGTCTTGAGCTACTTCATTAGTAGTATTAGAAAATCTGTGAGCAAAAGATGCTGCTCCTGTAGATGTTTTAGCTACGTTTCTAGTTTTAACTCCTTTAGGTCTTAAAGAACTAAGTTCTCCTCCTACTCCTCCTCTTCTCTTCATTAATTGGCCCATATGTTGGTCAAACTGAAATATTCCTCCATAGGAATCTATTGGTTTGCCTATTACAAAACAGTTTGATAATGAGCCTATTATATCTTTTCTACCAAGTACAGTCATTACTGACCCTTGAGGAACTATTCTGCTAAAGTCTTTAAACTTCTCATAGACCTTTCTTTGTACTTCTTCTTCACTTAACTCTATTAATTCACTAAAAACCTTCTTTCCTACAGAAGACAAATCATCTGGAAGAGTATTAAAAGTATGTAAATTTACTTTTTTATACAACTCGCTACCAAATTCTTTTGCCATCCTCCAATGCATGTCATCTGGAGTAGTTTCTCCAGGTGCTGCGTACTTAGACAACCAAGTATCCGAGGCTATCTCATCATAACTAAAGTACTCTAATAATGTGTTCATTTTTTTAAGCATAAGAGAGCGAAGATATGTAAAAATATCTAAAACACTCTATATTTATTACTTCTTACTAAGAACTCCTTGCTTTTCTAGAATCTTTTCTACTTCCAACCAATTTACGTATGCTCTTTCTTTTATAGGGAATATAAGAGGAGTACCTAAAGCTTTGTCGTCAATAGTTAAATCAAAGTCACATTTAGGACTAGCTGTCCAAGTATGTTGATTAGGTTCTACATTTACTCCATATAAAGGAATACCTTTATCTATAAACCATTGTTCTGCATCTTCTAATTCTTTCCCAGACCTCATTGTATAAAGAATTATTCGATGCCCTTCTTTTACTAATCTTTTAATTACTGATTCCGCAAAGGGAGTATCTTCCCCTACTCTTGGATAATCATGTTTGGTACAAGTACCATCAAAGTCTACTGCTATTCTCATTTACTATATTTAGCATCAACAGATACTAATCTTATTTCTTTCCCATAAGGGTCTTTGACATAGTTGCCAATCATTAATTCTTTTGCGTTCATGCTGTATTATTTTATAATCTTCACTATCTTCCCAATTACTCATTTTTTTTATTTACTACACTCGTGTGTATATTTCTTAAAAAATCTTTATACTTTTTCTTATCTCCATAGAAATCATGATGACTCCTACATAGAGCCATCAAGTTTTCTATAAAGTCTTTGGAATCAGATCCTCCCATACCTCTAGCATCAATATGATGAATGTCCACGGCTGGATTTCCACATATTTCACAAGGTACAAAATCTCCTTCTACATATCCAAAGTAATCAAGATAAATCTTCTTGTGTTTCTTCAATTGCGTTTTCCATTATATCAGTTTGACCTAATATCATTGTAGCATCTAAAGATTTTAGGAGGAAAGCATTCTTAAAATCGTCTGCATTTCCTCCTAATAAATCCACAGTAAGTCTAATAGAGCTGTCAGACATTGTCTTGACATTAGCTATTACTACTTGTTTGTGGATTAATACTGGTTCTGGTAATGAATTCTCCATCGTCTATTATACTATCGTATTCATCAGCAAGAGCTGATAATCCTTTAAGTCCTAAATCTTTAACTAAGGTTTCTCCTAGAGTTTTGTCCTTTCTTAATACTTTTACAACTTTAGAGTCAGAGAATTGAACTCCAAAAAGTTGAATTGTTTCATCAGAATACATTTTAGAATACTTAGATAACAAAAAGTTATCATAAGTTGAATAAAATTTAGCTGATAATTTAAGCACAAAAACTGGATGTCCTTCTATTTCGTAGTCATCTACATAAGATTCGTGTTCTCTTAAGGTCTTTTCCGCAACTTCATACCTATTAAATCTTTTAGGATCTAAGACTATTAATATTGAATATTCAGGAATATTCTTGTTAGTATCATATAAAAATGCATTTATAATGCCTTTTTGAGTATGAACTCTATTCATAAAATGTCTAAATTTATCATCCCAAGATAACTTTAAAGCAGGAAATAAGTACTTTAAAGTTTTTGTAGGTTCCTTATTCATCAATAGTTGGAACCTCCCAGTCCTCAAGTATACTAAGACACATATAGTTTTTGTAAAACCATTCTATGCCTTCTCTCTCTCCTAAATGCTCAACATACGCGTTAAACACTTTTTCTCTGTAAGGAGGAGAAGTTAGTAATTCTTTTGCATACTTAATTCCTTTTTTAGGTATTCCTTTTATGTTATCTACAGTATCTCCAGTAATCATAGAAGTCCAAAAGAATAACTCCGCTTTTTCTTTTGTAGTTTCTATCCACTCCTGTTTTTGAGGATTAAAATGTTTACCCTCTAACATTAAGACATCTTTATCATTAGAAACAATAAAACTGTCTTTTAACCTTTTCTTGTATATTCTAACACAATCGTCAGCTTCTAAATCTTTAATTAACTCAAATTTAGTTAAAGCATATTCCTTCATTTCTTTAAAATGATTAGGTTTTCCCTTAGCTCTTTGAGCCTTATAATTAGGGTTTATTTCATGCCTAAAACTTTTATCTGATATAAATCCTAAATAATCAGTAGCATCTGTAGTATTTAAGATTTGATTTAAAAACTTATCGAAATCCTCTTTAGCTTCTTCTAAGGTCTTTTCTTCGTAATTTTTAGTTCCGTCTTCGCTTACAGTCTTCTTAGGGTATATTGCAACCCAGATCAGAAAGTCTCCATCAATTAGAGCTATCCTTTTTTTCGAAGTACGTTTTGAAATCATCTAAACTCATTTCCACAAAAACCTTAACTTCTCTGTTAGATTTTTGAATTACGACAAAGGGTTTATCCATTCTCTTCTCTATTGGTTCTAATCTTTGTTCAACTTCTCTCTTCATTTGACGTATGATAGTAGTAGGATTTTGGGGGACCTTTACGTTTTTAATTTGTACGTTCAAAGGTACTCCCCAAATATCTAATTTACAATCATCGTATAGTCTTGAAGCTTGTCTACTTGTTAGAGCCTCCCTATAGCCCATTTCTCTTAATACTTTTGCTATCTCTCTCTCAAAGTTATGTCCTTTTCTTCTATTAGTCGATCCCTTCAAAAGCTATATTTTTTACCTCCGCAATATAACCATTCAATTCTTCCATACTTTTAAATTTAGGGATAGTAGGAATATAGAAAATATTTTTTAAGGAATCTACTTTAATTACTTTCCAATTTCTTCTAATGTTTTTGGTAGAAAAAGTTACTAATATATCGTCTGGAATATCAAAACCTGAATAGTAAGCAAGTATCGCTAGCTCCACATGCCTTTTTTTAATACAAGTAATATATCCTTGATAATTATCTATATTAAATTTACTTCCAGATCCTTGATATACACCATTGAATCTACTGTTATAAACTATACCTTGACTGTTATTATTGTGCATAGCCAGCCATCTGTTTCTAATCTCCGCTATACTACTCTCGTCAAAAGTTTCTAATATACTACAAGCCTGTAGATGTGGATTACCTCTCCAAGGAATACTAGGACATTTTTCTAAAACAAAAAATAAAGGAAGATATTCTCCTTTTAAGTTTAAGTATAATGCATTCTCCTCTGTTCTATGACCTCCAAGATTTCCACTAATATACATCTTTATGCATTAAAGGAAGAAGATTATTAATTCTCTTAGGAACAACTCTAACATCTTCTTCTAAATTAGTTAAAAAATTAGTAAAGATAACAGTCATATCATGGGCAATACCAGCACCACAATGAGTAGTAGCTTTGTAGCTACATAGTAAATCCTCTACTTCATCATCCTCAAATAGAGTCTTTTCATACTCCTCTTCTTGGCCAGGAGTTACTACATAAATCTGGTAAGCTTCTGCTAACATTCTTCCATCTATAAATAACTTTCTATTTTCTAATTTTTTCCAAGCCTCAAACATTGATTTCCTAGCAGACATACTATCAAAACATGCAAAACAATATTCAGAAACCATAGAATCTTCTTCTAATTTACCAAAAGTAAATACATCTCTATTGTCACAAAATTCATCAAGAATAGCAACCATTGCTGCTTCTTTAGTTTTTCCTAAATAAGATCTCCCGTAGCATTGTCCCCCAAGATTTGAATCTTCTACAGTATCAAAATCATAGAGAGTCATACTACCTCCAAACCTTCCAATAAAGAAAGTTAACCAAGATCCTATTCCTCCAAGTCCTCCAATAGTAACTGTTGGTAGATTCTTCATCCAAGGGGAATCAGAAAATCTTATACGAGTTTCAATTTTTTTCATAATTTTTTAATATGAGACATGCTCTTGATAAGTTATAAAAGCACGTAAACCTTGTGTAATTATATCTGCTGGAATTTTCATATCTACACTAACTGTAGACAAAATGTTAATACATCTTTTTGCTATTACTACAGCCCCATCATCATCTACTGAAGGGAAAATCTCTAATACAGCATCTACTACTTCTTGTTCTACATCTTCAATTAACCCTGCTACATACTTATTAGTTTCTCCTCCAATTCTTTCGACATCTCTCTTTAAGTTAAGCAAATTTACCCACATAGAATTTTTAGTTTCTGTGTCTTGTGCAGCTAAAATAGAAATTATTCTTTCTAAGTCTTCTCTTTTTGCTGTATCTGGGTCAAAATCAAAATCATCTTTATCTAGAACAACAATAGAGGAATCTTTAAAAGGGTCCCCTTTCCAAGGGTCACCTTTCCATATATCCTCATCAGTAAATAATTCAGGCTGTTTTATTTGAGATTGATACCTTGGAAAGATAGTAGTACGTTTACGCTCAAATGCATAAGAACTTCTTTGTTTCGCTTGTATTTTGGTAAACTGATCTACAAACC